CCCCCGGGGTGCCGGGGGGCCGGAGTGGGTGGGGTGCAGGGGTCAGCCGGATATCCAGTGCAGGCCGAGCGAGGAGCAGACGTCGGTGCCGGGGTTGGTGTTCAGGGCGGCGCCGCTGGTCTGGTGGGTCTGGGCCTCGATGAAGTCGCCGACGTCAACCACGATGTGGCACGACGTGACGAGGCCGTGCGAGTTGCCTGCCGGCGCGGCCGGCGTCTTGACGAACGTGCCGGGGACAGGCAATCCGTTGACGGCGATCCGCACGGCCCGCGCGCCGGTCACGTTGACGGCGTAGCCGACGGAGCCGACGACAAGGTACGTGCCCGGCACCTGGACGGTGTAATGGCTGCTGCTCGTCGTCGTGGAGTGCCCGTTGTCGGAGTCGAAGTCTTCGGTGTCGATGGTGAGGCTTACCCAGGTGCTGTCGGCGATGGACTGGACCGTGCCCTGGTGCCCGCGGAACCGGGGCACGCCGTTGCTGGCCGACCCCATGAGCCAGTCGCCCATGGCTTTGACGTTGGCGTTCCAGAGGGCACCGGTGAGGAAGTTGCCGGGCGCCTCGGACACGATGGCGGGCACGGTACGTGCCACGGGGGCCTCCTAGTAGGCGAGTGGGTGCGGGCGCAGGGGGTCAGCCGGCTATCCAGTCCACGCCGAGCGAGCAGCAGACGTCGGTGCCGGGGTTGGTGTTCAAGGCGGCGCCGCTCGCCTGGATTCCCTGGACCTCGATGAAGTCGCCGACGTCCACCACGACGTGGCACGACGTGACCAGGCCGTGGGAGTTACCCGTCGGCGCGGCCGGCGTCTTGACGAAACTGCCCGGGACGGAGACGGCGTTGACTTGGATTCGCACGGCTCGCATGCTGGTCGCGTTGGGGGCAAAGCCGACGGAGCCGACGACGAAGTATGTGCCGGCCACCTGGACGGTGTACCGGCTGCTGTTCGTCGTCGTGGAGTGTCCGTTGTCCGAGTCGAAGTCCTCGACGTCGAGGGTGAGGGCTGTCCACGTGTTGTCGGGGACGGACTGGACCGTGCCCTGGTGCGCGCGGAACCGGGGCGGGCCCTGGCCGGCCGCCCCCATGAGCCAGTCGCCCATGGCCTTGATGTTGGCGTTCCAGAGGGCGCCGGTGAGGAAGTTGCCGGGCGCCTCGGACGCGATGACGGGCACCGTGCGTGCCACGGGGACCTCCTAGTAGGCGAAGGCGACGGAGTCGAACTTGTCGACGGTGTCCCACGTGGCGGGGTCCGTCGTCCCGGTCGGCAGCGGCTCGCAGACGACGTCGCCGGCGGTGTGCGCCTTGGTCGCCGGCGCGGTGAGCGTGACCGTGCCTGTCATCCAGCCGGGGCTTGTCGCGCCGACCGCGGACACGGTGACCGTCTCGGCGTTCGCGGTGCCCTGCCCGAGGACGAGTTGCTGCCCGGGCGCAATCTGCGACGCCGCCGGCACGCCGCCCAGGGCAGGCACCGTGTGGATGGTGAAGGAGTCCATGTACTGGACGCCGCCGGTGGCCGAGTTCAGCATGTAGACGATGGGCCGAACCCTGACGACCTCCGGGCGTACCCGCATGGGGTTGGCCGGGTCCGTGTTCGCGCCTCCGTCGCTCGGCGTGGCCGTACCGGAGACGTACCCCGTGTACGTGGTGTACGTGGACGGGGGCTGGACGGCACGCGCCGCGGCGTAGTGCTGCGACGAGATCGTGTTCGCCCCGTTGATGTTGCACCGCTTGCCGTCGGCGGTGATACCCGTGAGTCCGACGTACACCAGGGGCGAGCCCGCGGTGGGCGGCGTCGCGGTGCGGAGCGTGGCCGAGACCCGGTAGGTGAGGGTCGGGTCGTACGGGATCTCGGTCAGGTCCTCCAGGATCGAGGCTGCCGTCGCCATGGCGGCCGTCGTGCCGGCGTCCGAGGCGACGGTGATCGGGCCGCCGTCCGTGCCGCTACCGGACAGGGTCCGCCAGGTGCCGGCCGTCGCGAAGGTCTGGGAGTAGACCTGCGTGACCTGCGGGGCGTTGAGGGTGAGCGACGTGGCCCCGACTGCGGAGGACGCCGCCAGGGAGGTGTGCCAGGCGCCTATCACCCCGTAGGAGGTGAGGTCGGCCGGCGAGCACTGGAGTGTCAGCCACGCCTCACCGTCGTCGCCGAACTCCCAACTGATGTTCTCGACGAAGCACTCGACCTGCACGGCCGGGGCGCCCGGCGGCCGGCGCATCACACGGATGCGGGTGCCGAGGTCCAGGGCGAGGCAGACCGGCCACAACGCCGGGTTGGCGCTGGGGTGCAGTTTGAGGGAGCTGACCCGCGTTGCCGGCTGCCGGTACCGGGATAGCAGGTAGTTCGCGGCGTCCTGGCATTCGTCGGTGTTGTTGGCGTTGATGGTCCGCGTCATGGTCCGCGGGAAGTACCCGGTGACCGAGGCGGCGTCGACGGCATAGAACTGCTGCGAGGTGCCCTCTTGCGTGACCGTGACCTGGTTCGACAGGTGCGTCGAGTCGAAGTCGAGCTGGCAGTCCTCGTACGGCCACTCACCGAGGTCGACGCGCTCCCCGAAGACGTACATGGGGGTCAGCGCGTTGTAGCGGGAGCTGCGTGACCGGAAGTTGATCGTGCCGGCCGCGTCGACGTAGTGGGCGCCGTTCTCCGTGTCGACGACCGCCTGTAGAGCGCTCATGGCGTCCTGTCCGTCGATGACCGCGGGGCCCATCGACGTCGTCAGCCCGCTCTGGATCTTCGTGGCGCCGGTGTATTTCGCGTACCGGAGGATCCGCGAGTACCGGGAGCTGCTCGGCTCGCCGGCGCACGCGTTCTTCCATGCCTGGTGGATGTTCCCCTGGGCGTTCACCGAGAGCGCCGTGGGGAACTCGGCAATGAAGGACATATTGCCCTTAAAGTTGTACGTGGTGCCGTTACCTACGGTCGGGTCGACCCATGTGCCGATGTTGTCGGAGACCAGGCCGGCCGGCTCTTTGTCGGTGCCGACGTTCCAGACCCCCGCTACGCCGTCCAGCATCATGATGAGCTGGCCGTTGGCGCGGCTGTAGGTGCACGTGACGAGGTGCCAGTTCCCGTCGGAGACCACACTGGTGGCGCTCGGCTGGTACACCGTTCCGGCCCCGGACGCGGGGCCGCCCATGATCAATTGAAGGAGGCCGGTGTTGGTGATCTTCCAGTACATCATCGAGCCACTGGGGTTGCCGTCAGTGCGGGTGTGGGAGAACGACGACCAGAGCACCGACATGACGGTCGGGGTGGGCCCGGTGTAGCGGAACGCGAACATGCGCGTCCACTGGCTCAGGTCTGCTGGGCCGACGATGCCGGCGGAGGACAGTTTGAGGAACGATGCGCCGCCGCTGACAAGGTTGGTGCCGGGGTTGCTGTTGCTGATCGTGGCGACGGTGTCCGTGCTGCCGGTGTAGATACCGTCGATCGGGTCGTTGGCCGCGACGGCGGCGCCGAAGGTGATGCTGCCGGCACCGTACTTGCCGATGCCGATCTGGATCGGCGCCTGGTTGCCGGCCCAGTCCGCCAGGGTCGTGCTGCCGGCCGGGTCGTCGAGTTTGTAGACGAAGCGGGGGTTGTTGGCGTTGAGCTCCATCGTGAGCGCGTCGTTCAGTTGCTGCTGGCTGAGCAGGGAGAACGAGTCGACCGCGGTCGGCTCGACCACGCCGTAGAGGCCCTCCATGTCCCAGGTGGACGGCCAGCGCTCCGTGAAGCCGGCGTATACCGGCGACCACACGCCGGGGCATGTCCACGCGGTGGCGGCGGCGCCCTTCTCCAACTGCCAGCCGTCGAACTGCATCGTCAGCGACGATGTGGTGGGCGAGTTGAGGGCGGCGCCCATGACCATGCCGACTGCGTTCGCCGGGGCCGTCGCGGTGACGGTGAGGGTCGTCCAGCCGGCGAAGGTCGACGAGCCCGTAATGACGCTGTTCGTGCCGTAGTCGTACGAGGTCGGGGTGAGGGTGCCGTAGGTGTACCAGCCGAGGAACGCCTTCAGGTCCACGGTCGTGGCGTCGTTGATGTTCCGGACGCGTATCTGCGTCGTGTACGTCTGGCCCGGGGCGACGGACCAGCGCAGGGTGTAAACCATCCGCTGGCCGGCCGTCATGCCGGAGGCCGCGTTGTACTGGATGACGGTGTCGCCCTGCCACGCGGTGGTCGTCGCGGCGAAGGTCCCGCCGGTGCCCTCGGAGAAGATGTCGGTGGTCGCCGAGTTGATGGTGCCGGTGAACCCGCCGAGGTCGCCGCCGGTCGCCGCGACCTGGTCCAGCAGGTTCCGGGTGGGCGGCCACTGGGCGCGCCGGCGGTACGGCTGGTACGGGGTGATGTGGCCGGCGAACGGGCTGGACGTGTTGACGGGGTCGAGTGCGGCGTCCGTGTTGGCGAGCCGTAGCGATGCCTCACCGGATCGGACCTGGTCGGTCTCGTACTGCCGGCCCCGCTGCACGGACACGGTGCCCCGTGTGCGGTCCGTGATATCGATGTAGCGGTTCATGGGCTGGGCGCCGCCGTTGGCGTTCCAGAACGTGCCCCAGCCGTCCTCGATCATCGGCCAGTTGGGGTTGTACGGGCCGCCGGCCCGGGTGTTCACGTGGGACACCTGGATGACGTTGCCCGCGGGCTCGGTCGTGCCGGCCACCGCCTCGAACCGGACGGTGACGGAGGCGGCGCCCACGGTCCAGGTGTAGGGCAGGGAGGTCTGTTCGGTCCAGGTGAGGCCGTCCGGGGAGGTGTCGGCGTAGAAGGAGCCGCCGGACTCCCGCAGCCGCCACCACCGGTGTGCGTGGGGGTCGTACTCCGCCGCGATCGTGACGGTGGTGGTCACGCCGGCGTCAATCATCCTGAGCCGGAATAGGGCGCCGTCGAGCCGTATGGCCACGTTGTTGTTCGTGTCGAACCGCACGCGAAGGATCGTTCCGGTGGTGCCGGCGCCGTACCCCGGGGCACCGATCTGCGCGTACACGTACGAGCCGGTGGCGTCGTACAGCAGGTTCGTGCCGAAGGTGTTGGTCGTGGCTGTCGTCGGTATGGCCACGCTCACCACGTCGTTGACGGTGTCCAGTGCCGCCGTGCCGGTCGTGATGTTGTTCCACTGCGCGGTGTTGATCGTCGTCGCGGTGAACGGGTCTTGCAGGGAGGACAGCTTCGGGTTGGCCACCGGGCACCACCAATCTGGCGCCCGGCGGCGCCCTCGTGTTGTCGGTTATCGCTTGTACTGCGAGTACGTGGTCGAGTTGCGCATGCCGAGGCGCAGCATCTGCTTCTCGACGACGTCGCGGAGCTTCTTCTCGGTGAGGACGTGGCCCTCGACGTTGACGTGCACGGTGTTGTGGACGACCGTGCCGCCGCTACGGGCGCCGGCGACGGCGAGGCCGCTGCCGGCGAACCCGTCCGAGCCTGCGTCCGCGACGCTGCCGGCGAGGCGGGTGATCGCGCGGGTGGCGTGGTGTGCGCCGTCGGCGACGCCGTCCGCGAGGCCCTTCGGGATCCACTGCCCGATCGAGGCGAACACCCGCGACGGGGAGTGGATACCCAGCGCGGAGCGGATCGCCTTCTGCATGGACTTCGCGATCTTGAGCATCTGCTTCTCGATCGACTTTTCTTGACTCTGTAGACCCTTGACGAGACCCTGAGCGGCCTTGATGCCCGACCCGTACATGGCGTCGGCGACGGACTTGCCGGCCTTGGTCGCCGCGCTGTTCGTCGTCTTGCTCAAGGCGTTGATCTGCTTGATCTGGCCACTGGTCGCGGTCGAGAGTGCGGCGGCCGTCGCCCCGCCCGAGTCGACGCCGGCGGCGGCGATCTGGGCGACCAGATCGCCGGACAGGCCCTTGTTCTTGAGCGCCTGGAGCTGTGCGGCGAAGGCGGTGGCCTTCTGCATCTGGTCCTGCATCTTGTTGATGACGTCTTGCGAGGTGAGCTCGATGCCTTCTTGCGGGGCCTCGGTGACGATGGAGAAGCCCTGCTTGATGCCGTCGGCCACCGACTTGACCTCGTCCGACCACTTCTTCTGGACGTCGGCGAGGGCCTTCTGCGCGGCCTTGATCTTCTTGGCGACGTTGTCCCGCTTCGCCGCCAGACTGCGGAGGACCTTGTCTTCCTTCGCGGCGTACTTCTCGAGCCGCTTGATCGTGGCCTCGTGGGACTTGACCCACTTGTTGCTGACGCCCCGGGTGCCCTTGAGGTCGGCGACCTTGTTGTAGGTCTGCATCAGCAGCGTCTCGATGCGCTTCGTCGCCGCCTTCACGTTGGCCGTGGAGCCGGTGAGGCCGTCGACGAGGCCCTGGTTGAGGTAGATACCGATCTGCCGGAAGACACGCGACGGCGAGTGGATGCCGAGCACGCCCTTGATGCCGTCCACGGCCCTCGAGCCAATGTTCCGCACCGTGTCGATCGCGGCCTGGGCCTTGGCCTCGACGCCGTGGATCAGGCCCATGATCAGATCCCGGCCGGCGGACAGCAGCAGGGAGCCGAGGTTGCCGAGCCCCTTCTTGATCTTGCCGGGCAGGCCCGTCACCCAGGCGATGACATCGGCTGCCTTCTGGACCGTGGACTTCTTAAAGCTGTTCCAGGCGTCGATGGCGGTCGTCACGATCTTGACCGCGAGGGATTGCAGCGCGGCCTTGGCCCGGCCCGGCAGGCCACTGATCCAGTGGACCAGGTTCTTTCCGATGTTGACGGTGCCGTGGTACGCGGACAGGAACCCGGATTTGATCTTGTCCCAGTACTTGACGATCAGCAGAACGGCGATACCGATGGGGCCGGTCAGGATCGCGAGCAGCAGCGGCCAGTGCGCCTTGACGAAATCGACGACCCAGCCGATCGCCGCGCCGATCATTTTCATGGCGCCGTTGACGAAGTCGCGGAACCATCCGATCTTGGTGTAGGCGAGCACGAAGATCGCGATGAGGGCGATGATCGCAATGATGATCAGGCCGATCGGGTTGGCGCTCATCGCAATGTTCAGCGCCCACTGCGCGACGGCCGCGGCCTTCTCGGCGATCGCGGAGGCGATCAGGGCGATCTTCTGCGCCGTCCACGCCGCGGCGGCCCGGAGCCCGGCGAGCGCCGACGCGGCCATGCTCCGCATGAACCCGAGGGCCTGCACGGAGGCGGTCTTCATCGCCGTCCCGACGCCCCGGATGCCGGAGACGAGGCCCGACCATGCCGCCTTGCCCGCGGACGCCGACACGCGGCCCACGGACATTGCGAAGCTCTTGACGGCCCCGCCGGCGGACCTCGCTGCGCGCCCGGAGGCGTCGAAGCCTTTTCGGAGCGCGCCGCCGAAGCTGCCGGCCTTCCCGGAGAACGCGGATCCGGCGACCGAGGCCGACCGGAAACCCTGCACGACGCGGACGCCGGCCTTCACGCCGGCCGCGCCCATCTTCGCGAAGGAGCCGACGGCCTTCGCCGCGGATATGACCAGCCGCGCCGTGTAGGCGACGACGGACAGGGTGAGGATGCCGCCGATGATCGCCGCGAGGGCGACCGCGACGTCCTTGTGTTTCCCGAACCATCCGATCACGGACGTGACGACCGGGATCAGCTTGGTGCCGATCTCGATGGCCAGGACTTTGATCGTCTGCTTCGCCTTGTCGAGCTGGACGTTGAACAGCTTCTGGGTGGCGTCCCAGCCCTCGACGTCCTTGGAGGCGTTGTTGAACGACTCGCCGACCTTGTGGACGCGTTCCTTGAAGCCGTCGCTGGACTCGCCGGTGAGCTGAAGGGTGGTGTTCAGGCCGATCGCGCCGCCGGTCATCTTCTTGATGGCGGAGGTGTACGTATCGGCGGCCGGCCCGCCGGACTTCAGTAGCGAGTTGAAGCCCTTCGACTTGTTCTGGAGCGTCGCGTACTGCTTCAGCAGGTTGGCGTTCTGCGGCGTCAGCCCCTTCATCGACTTACGCCACTTCGTGACGGTCATCGAGCTGTCGTCGTAGGACTTGGCGAGACCCTGGATGCTCTTGGGCATCGACCGGATCATCGTGTTCGCGTCGGACGCGGCCTGCTTGGAGTTGTTGAACGCGCTCAGCAGGGCCGTCCCGGACGGGCCCATCTTCGACAGCACGGTCTGGGTGAGTAGGTCGAGGGTGCCGGTCAGGCCGCGCTTACCGAGGTGTGTCGAGACGTCGGTGGCGGACAGCCCGAAGCGCTGCATGGTCTGCGCGGCCACGTTGTTGGGCGACGCCAGGTTCCGGATGGTGGAGGCGAGTTCCTGGGTACCCTCGCGGGCACTCGTGCCGTGCTGGGTGAGTGTGGCGAGGGCGCCGGCTACTTCCTCGAACTTCACCTTGTTCGCGGAGGCGATGGGGAGGACCGTGGACAGCGACCCGGCGAACTCCTCCATGGTCATCTTGCCCTCGCCGGCCGCGGTCTTGAGCCCGTTCATGACGCGAACGGAGTCGGCGGCACTGAGGTGGTACGACGCCATGACACTGGTCATGGCGTTGGTGACCGTGCTGAGCTGGGCGTTTTCCTCGCGGGCTCCCTGCGCTGCCGCCTTGAGGACCTTCAGGCCCTCGCTACCGCGGTACCCGGCCTTCTCTACCTGGTACATGCCGTCGACGAGGTTCTGAATCCCCGTGCCGGTCCCCCGGCCGATGTCGAGGATGCCCTTGCGGACGGTCTTGAGGTTCGCGAGGGTCTCGCCGGCCGCGGTGTGCAGGACCATCGTTTCGGCCTCGAAGTCCCCGGCCATTTTCACCGAGGCGGCGGCGACGCCGACACCGACCAGGGACACCGAGCGGCCCATCGTCGCCAGGCCCGCGGCCGCGGTCGCCCCGGCGGCCTTGAATCCGGCCGCGGTCCCGTTGACCTGTGTACGGGCGGCTGCGAGGGTGCCGCGGAGTTGGGTCATGTCGCCCATGAGGCGGACGACGACGGGCGGGAGCATGGTGCCAGCGGACACGGCGCCCCCCCTTTCTCGGGGTCGGGCGCCTCCGGGCGCTCTTACGTCAGTGGCGGGCCATCGCTGCGCGCCACGCGGAGTGATAGAGGCTGGTCAGCGCGCCAGAGGCGGCCAACTTCGCGTAGGACGGGTGTACGTAGGGGCGGGCGGGCAGGGTGGTGGCGCCGCCGCGGCCGGTGACGCCGCCGAGTTCCTGGATCCGCCCGTAGACGGCCGTCGGCCCGATCTGGGCTTCCCACCGGCCGATACCGAGCGGCAGGGGGCCCTTGACGGTGATGGAACGGCGCAGGGTGCCCGTCACGAGTGACGGCGGCTCCCCCGGGGCGGACGGCGTCGGCGTACCTCGCGGGTGCGAGGTCGTCGCCAGCGTCTGTTTGATCTCCCGCTCGAGCAGGTGGGACGCCTGCGCCGTCGCCATCCGGGTAGCCGTGTTCAACGACGCGACCATGCCCTCGAGGGCCAGGTTCAGTTGCGTGACGCCGACGACGTCAATCGCCATACCGGACATGCGTCATCGCCCCCGTTCGGCGTCCCGCATGGCCTTGTCATGCGCGGCTTCCTTCGCCGCGTCGACCTCCATGGCCATGCGCGGGAGCCACACGTCCAGCCAGGCCGGGATCTCGTCGACCTGGGCCGGCGTCCACCGGTACCGCTCGGCGTACCAGAGGTACTCGTACGCCTCGTCGACCGGTGTGACCGGGTGCCCGGTCGGGACGTCATGTCCCTCCAGCCGGGCCCTTAGCCGGCGGAGGGCTCGGTAGGGGACGCCGGGTCCTTCGCGTCCTTCGGGTCCGGCTTATCCGGGAAGAACAGGGCCCGGGCCGGCTCGACGGCCTCGGACAGCGCCTCGTCGTCCTCGAGCGGGACCAGGTCCAGCGACGCCGGCGCCTCCCCCGGGATGGGGAACGGGTACGACCAGTCGATGACGAGGACCGCGAGCAGGCCGTTGATGAGGTCGAGGGCCTGGGCGAGGTCGCCGCCGTCGGTGTCCTTCACGGCGCGCATGGCACGCTGCTTGTCGCCGCGCCGCAGGGTGTGGGGGTCGCGAAGCTGGACCCAGGCGCCGGAGGGAAGGGGGACGCGTTCGGTGGTGGACATGACTCTCCGAGGGGTTAGTAGGTGCCGTTCGGGACGTTGTTCGTGACGCTGACCTTGATCGGGCTGTAGCCGCCCGACCCGCCGGCGTTGGTCGTGTTGAACAGGGCCTGGAACCCATTGCCGTACTCCACAGCCGACTTGGTGCCGTCGGCCTCGGAGTCGGTGAACGCCGCGACCTGGCAATCGACCTGAAAGGAGACCTTGTTCGCGCCGGTGAGGCCGTTGTCGATGAGGAGCTGCAACTGCGGCTGGGTGTTGTTGAGCATCCAGAGCAGCGGGGACTCGTCGGCGGCGATGAAGTTGAGCTTGCCTTCGACGGACAGGCCGCCGCGCTGGATGATGTACGGGTTCTGGGTGCCCGTGGCGGTGTAGTACGGGGCCAGTTCCCGCTTGATGTTCAGCTCGCCGTCGGTGACGGTCGCGATGAGCGTTCCGCCGGAGGCGGGGCCGCCGATCCCGACGACCATGCGCCAGGAGGCGACGGGCAGCGACGTCGACGCGGCCGCGACGGGGGCGGAGCCGAGCGGAACGGACGGGAAGCTGGTGCCCTTCGCCGACCACGTCAGCAACTCCGACTCGGCGTTCCACTTGAGCCCGAGTTCGGACAGGCACAGGCCCGGATACTGGCGCGCGCCGGACGTCGCGGTGGGGCCGAGGAAGTGCGTCAGCGTGTGGCTGATCGGCTGGCCGCCGCCCGAGTTGAGCAGGGAGTGCGCCTGCGTGAACGGGGCCGTGACGGGCTGCACGGTCTGCGCGGAGGTGTGCGCGTAGGCGAGGCCGCCGGCCGGCGTGGTGAGCGGGATGGTGTACGGGCCCGATCCGGTCGGGGTGCCCGTGGTGAAGACCTCTGCGAGCGGGCCGGTGCCGATCTGCACGACCGTGCCGTTCGGGATGGTCGCCACGGTGCTGATCGAGACGGCGCCGGCCACAGCGGACGCCGACAGCGTGGTACCGCCGGTCCCGGTGGACGTTCCGGTGTACGACAGGTCGCCGAGGATGTTCCGCAGGAAGTAGCCGATGCCGTCGCCGTAGGCGGGGCCGCCGAGCTCCACTTCCGCGATCTTCGTTCCGGCGATCTTCGCGAAGCTGTCGTTACCCATGGACCCGCGCCACGACTTGTCGTCGAGGAAGGTCGGGTTGTCCTTGGGCTTGACCTCGTCGACGAGGATCGTCGACGTCATCGATACCGGCGTGCCCTGGATCGTCTCGTTGGCAATGCCGACGAACTGCTTGGCAGGCGCGTAGGTGGTGGGGGTCGGCACCGGTTACTCCTCGCTGGTGAGAGGCCCGGCGTTGTCCGCGGCCTGGTTCGGCTTCTTGGGGGTCGGGCTCCAACGGCCGTCGGTCGGCGGGCCGAAGGGCCAGTCGAAGACGGTCGCCGCGGTGTCGGCCGTCGCGGCCCGGGCGGTGAGCGGGACGTGCGGGTATACGCAGTCGGTGAAGTGCGTGTACTCGTACGCGCTCGGCGCCGGGGCGGACGGCTCGGCCGCCGCAGCGGGCTGCGGCGTCGGCTCGGTGTCCTTGGCGGACTTGGAAGTGGGCATGCGGACTCCGCAGGCAGAGAAGGCGGTTGTGGGAAGGGGCGGCGACGCTCACGCGCTGACGAACTCGATCGCCGCGAACGTGATCTCGAGGAACGACTTGGTGAGTTCGGCCTTGGTCTCCGGCTGGCCGTACCGGACGTCGATGCCATCCATGCCGCCGTCGGCGTGCTCGCCGGCCTGGAAGACCGCGCCGCCGAGGGTGCGGTCGAGTCGCATGTGCTCGATGAGCGCGTCCCGCAGGGCGTGCACGTCGTCTTGCGCGTCCTCGGCGTAGGGGCAGTTGGAGCGGATGAAGGCGTTGACGGTCACCTCGTAGGTGACCTGCTTCATGCCGCCGTGCTCGCCGCCGAGCGCGATACGGCGTTCGCTGTGCCGGGGGATGAACACGACGATCTGGCAGCCGGTGCGGGTGCCGGGCGGCTGCCCCCAGAAATAATCGGCGTGGTCGTCCCGCTTGGCCCAGGCGCGACGGACGACGCCGACGCCGTGCGACGACAGCGGCGAGGATCGGTAGGTGCGGGTCTGCTCGTCGTACGGGCCGCCGAAGTAGCGGCAGATCCCGTCGAGGACGCTCTGGACACTCACATGCGCCTCGCATAGCTGGAAAGGATGCGTTCGGCTTCCCTGACGAGGCCGGAACCGTCCTTGCGGCTGTCGTTCTCCCGGGTGCCGGCAGACAGCGACGTGTCCGGGTAGGAGTCCTCCGCCGCAGTGTCCGGGCGCATCAGTTGCGCCACGGTGTAGTTGACGACCGCCAGACGCATGTCTGCCGGCATGCCGGACCAGCCTGCGCCGCCGGTGTGCGCGTGGACGGTTGGGGCCGCCAGCGGTACCGCTACGGGCGTTGGCGTGGTCGTGACGGCCGGCGGGGTCCACGTCGGGGAGACGGTGACGGTCTCCTCGCTGCCGGGCTCCCACAGTCGGTAGGCGGCGCCGGGCAGGATGCCGGTCGGGTCGGCCACGGTCAGCGACGTAGCGCCGGCGGTGGCGTCCGCCGCGAGGAGAGTGGACACCCAACCGGCGGTGTACGTGATGTCGACCCAGACGCGGCCGCGGTTCACGACACCCCCGACGGGGATGATGATCGTCTGGTTCTTGTCGACGCGGGCCGCCGGCGTAGCGACGTACGCCATGCGGGAGAGCGTCGAACCGTAGGAGGCCGCGGCCACGGACAGCACGGGCCGGTCCGACGGGAAGACGATCAGGTTGCCGTCCCCGTCGATGCGGCCCTGCGTGCCGAGGTCGACGCGGTGCGCGCCGAGCGGCTGGTTACACACGTTGTCGGCCCAGGCGGACGACATGAGGAGGACGTTCGTCAGCTCTGCCGTCTGCGCCGCCGGGTCCATGATCCCGGACCGGAGTGTCTGGAGGTCCAGATACGTCGGGTGGGCGGCGAACTCGGCGGCGGTCACGTACGGGGTGCCAGCCATGGGCGGTCACCTCCCTCGGGGCCGGGTTACTGGTTGGCCGTCTTCGCGGCGGCGCGCTTGGCGGGGGCCTTCTTGGCCGCGGGGGCCGGCGTGACGGGCTCGGCCGGTGTGACGGGCTCGGCCGGGGGCGCAAGAGCGCCGGCGAGCTGCTTGGTGGCCTCGGTGGCGCCCGACGCGGCGGCGGTGAGGGAGGCCGTCGCGGACGCGGCCTTGACGAGCTGCTCGACCGCGGACAGCAGCGTCGCGGGGTCCTTGCGGCGGTCCAACTCCTCACCAATGAGGCGCTGCTGCCGCTCGATGTCCGTCTCCCACATCGGCTTGCCGCGGTAGTGGAAGCCGTGGAGCCGGTCGGAGACCTCATCGG